ACACGACGCCCAACGCACGACGCCAGTGCTGGGTCGGCATGCGGCGAAGGCATTCGCCACGGGTGCCCGTCCGTCCACCCGGCGGGCGTCTCGAACCATGAGGCCCCGTTGGGCAACCGGCGAGGCTCCCGGAACTGAGCGTGGCTCAAGACCCTGCCGGAGGTGGCTTGCGGGCGGCCTTCAGATTGTCGATGTGGCGGCGCAGATACCAAACCGCCTTTTCCAGGTCGTCGATCACGTCGGCGGACGGCTTCCGGCCTGCACGCGCGATGTACTTGACCGCATTCCCGAGGCAAAAGCCAAGACCCCAACCTTCAATTGCTTCGATCGGTTCCGGCTTAAGGTCGCGGTAGTGCGGCGGGTCGGTGACGGTATCCGGCACCCCGAGACATTTGGAGCAGGTGACGTATCTGCCGTCGTTTGACGACGGTTCCATCGAGTCCGCCCCACACGCGATCCCCAGACCCGTCATCAGATGAATCATGGTCTCACCTCCTCTTGCGGACCTGAAACCGGGGCCGACCGACGGCCCAACCAAGGCCGGGTCTCCTTCACCTCGGGCGCGAGCTTCGCATGTCGGACACGCGAACACATTGGCAGTCGTGTACCCACAACGCGGGCACCTCTCCGACGGCTTCACCTCCCTTGCAAGCCGAAACCCCAGGCTGACGTTGCGGTAGCCGGGCGCGAGCCTGCTGCGGTCCGCGACCCGCGCGCGCTCGGCGCCGCAGTCCCAGCTCCCGCCCGGCGTGTTCGAAGTCCAGAACCACCCCTTACCGCCCCACGCATCCAGCTCGGTGTACGTTGGCAAGCGGCAGCCACGCTCTGCGGCGTACGCCGCAGCTTCATCCCAGGTCTTTCCGTACTCGACAATAGGGCTGATCTCAACGTTGCCGACCCGAACCCATTCCTCACTCACAGCTTCACCTCCGGCGCAGCACCGTCGCCTTCGCAAACCGGACAAGTTTGCTGCTTTTCGTGCGGACTCCATCCCTCGGGGTTCCCGAGAGCATCAAGACATCCAGCCCCGTGACATCGAGGGCATGCCCCGCTCGGGGGTTCGACTCGATTCGTCTCCGGCAAGAAGCGTTTCACGAACTCGTTGGCCTCACGATCCGAGGTTCCGACGCTCGAACACATCAGCCGAACAGTCTTCCGAACGACAGGAGACAGCGGGCTTTCTGAAGCCCACGCGGAGACAATCCGGGAAACCACCTCGACCTCCATCCGCGAAAGCGTGACGGCTTCAAGCCGATAGTCGACGAACGCCTCCCACGTCAGCGGGAGCCACATCTTCACGATCTCGGCGATCGCCTGCGCGTACTGCCGAATCTCCCACTGAGCGTGCAGGCTGAGACGCAGCGCAAGGAAGTGCAAGAGGTTGTGGCCGTCGATCTTCCACACCTTCTCGGTGTACGTCCCGAGTGGCAAACCGATGCGAGCGGTCTCCCGAGCGACATCCTCTTCGAGCGCAGCTTGATACCGGAGAAACGCATCGGAAGACGCGTTGGTGAGACCGTCTCTGAACCGATCAGCGTCCTCCTTGTCGAGCGGCTCCGCGCGGCCCTGCTTGCTGATCCTCGATTGGTGACAGACTTGCACGGCTTCCGGCACGTAGAACTCCTCGGGCAGCTCGGAGTAGCGGGCCGAAACCTCGTTCCAAGAAGCCGTTCTCGTCCGAGCCCACTGACGCTCGACGAAGATCGGGAGCTTCACGCGAAGCTTGATTTCCGCGGCTTCGAACGGGCTCGTGTGCTGGTGGCGCATCATGTACCGAATCAGCGCCCGACGATCAGACGTTGTGCGCGTCCCCTGCTGGTACGACACCCGCGCGGCTTCCTCGATCGCCGCGTCATCGCCCATTACGTCGATCAACTGAACGAACCCATGGTCGAGCACACGTTGCGGCTCGACGAAACGAGCGAGCGGACCAACCGCCCCACCACCAGCGGTCCAAAGAGGCAACACCGGTTCACCCGAGAATCCCATCACGACCTCCGATACCGGTTCTACCCGGTTGTCCAACCGAGCCTCTCACGATCCCGTGCAACGGAACATCCGTCACAACCGGGCTCGAACGTTCGACAGACCCACGGACGTCGATCGTAGATCCGACACGCGACCTGCTCCCCAACCCGGCCAGAGAGAGCGACGCACCGACCGCACCCAACAGACTTCCGCTCAGACCCAGAACCAAGCCGTTCGCGCATCACCGGGCCCGTTGATCCCTTTTTCACCATTCCAACCGGGATGTGCGATTTGTCCGTCGCCGACAGCTCGATTTCCCATCCCTGACAGCAAGCGCCACAAGAGCGGCAATCGAGCCCGCTCGAAAACGGCGATTCCATCACGAATAATCCTCGTTCGAGGCAGACAGGAACGCCGCGACCTCATCGAGGTTCCTCGTGCGTCGCATCGAGGGCAGGCTGCGGAGGAACTTGGCGCCGTACGCCTTGTCGAGCAGCCGTCGGTCGAGCAGCACCACCACCCCCACGTCGGTCCGGGTGCGAATCAGACGGCCAACCCCCTGGCGCAGCATCATGATCGCCTTTGGCACGAGGTAGTTGTAGAACGCCTTCGGATCGCGATCGCAAATTGCCGTGATCACCGGATCGTCGGGTCGCGGAAACGGCAATTTGTCAATCACGAGTCCCGTCAGCGACTCACCCGGCACGTCCACCCCGGTCCAGAACGACTCGGTGCCGAGCAACACGGATCGCACGTCCTCCTTGAAGATTCGGATCAACTCCGATCGCGGCAATTCGCCCTGCCGCAACACACGGCATCCGACATCGCCCATCTGCTCGTGTACGGCATTAAGCGCCTTGTACGACGTGAACAACCCGAGCGTCCGCCCACCGCACAACTCGACCGTGCGTCGGACGTGCCGCACCAACGCGTCGACGAACTCGGGATCTCGCGGATCCGGCACGGTGTCCGGAATCACGAGCAGTGCCTGCCGCCCAAAGTCGAACGGCGATTCAGCCACGATCTCCAACGCGTCCGGAGGCACACCCAGCTCCTTCCTGACAAACTCGAACGTGCCCCCCGTCGTGAGCGTGGCCGACACCATCACCACCGACTGCGGGCAAACGAGTCGGTCGGCATCCTCTTCCTCCTCCTCGGGATCATCTTCCCCTTCTTCCTCGGGATCAGACGAACCAAAGAGGTAATCGCGGAAAATCCCGGACACGTCCACGGTCTTCGCGCGAAGCTCCACGCGACCGTCGCGAGCCTCGATCCAGTAGACCCTCTCGGGAGCGTTGGCCTGCGCGACGAACTCCTCGATGTGCTCCGCCATCGTCCTCGCACGATTTCCGGCACTCCGAACCATGTTCGCCGCCTCTTGCCCCAACCCGTCCGGGAAGGGTGGCGACGCTGCGTTGGCGAGCGCGTTCAGCGCGGCCACCAGCCTGTCAGCTGGCACGAACCCCGGGGCAGACAGGTGGTTCCGGTAAGTGTCGGACCGCGAAAATGCGTCGACCCGCCCGAAAAACCGGTCCCACTCGCGGGTCAGAGTCGCCTCGATCCCCTGCTCGTCGAGCATGGAGGCAGCTCTCGCCAGCGAAGCAACGGCAGAACTCGACACCGAGAACCCGAAGAACTCGCGCGCGACATCCGCCGCGTCGTGTGCTTCGTCGCACACCAAGAAGTCGTGCTGTGGCAACACGATGCTCTTCTTTGCTTTTTGACGAAGAGACACGTCGGCGAACAGCATGTGGAAGTTCGTCACCACGATGTCAGACACCGACGCCAACGCCCGCGCCTTGGCCGCAGGGCAGCGCTCGACAGAACGAGGGTCGTCCTTTCGCTTCCGGAACTCGCACTCGGGCCCCTCACAATCCGCCGGCGTCGTCGAGCATTTTTGCCACACCCGCGGAAGAGGCACGAACGGAAGCTCCGACACGTCACCGAGGCCCGTGCGACGCGCCCACACCGAAATCGCCTCGAACTGCCGAAGCTCCTCTCCCTGCAGTCGTGACGACAGCCCGCCGAGTTCGGAGTCAGAGAGCCGACGCGGGCACAGGTAGTTGTTCTTGCCCTTGTAGAGAGCGAACGTGAACGGCCACGGGAGAACCTCCCGAAGCAACGGGAGGTCTTTCTTCACCAGCTGCTCTTGGAGCGCGATGTTCGCCGTCGCGACCACAGTGCGCTTACCGTGGTTCACGGCGTGCCAAATTGCAGGCACGAGGTACGCGATCCCCTTCCCGGTACCACAGGGGCCCTCCCCGAGCGCGTGCTTGCCGCCAGACATCGCGTCATCGACCGTCTGCGCGAGCGCAACCTGCCCCGGACGGGCCTCGTACCCCTGGAACTTCCGGGCGAAAAACCCGTCCGAGCCGAATACGTCCGCGAGATACCCGGTCAACGGGCGCGCCTCGGTGTGACGCAACTTCCTCGACAACCTGAACGCCACTCGCCCTCCGCGAGGGAGTTCTACCCACTCATCCCAGCACTTCCAGTCGGCATTTTTCGACGGGCACGATCACCCCGGCGTGACTCACGCCATCGAGCTGCACCGAAAACGCCTCGGGCTCACGAAATTCTGGCGGGCGCATCCGCTGATACACGACCACCCCCGCGCGATCCCCATTCGGGGATTCGACAATCACCCGATCACCGACGCGAATCATCACGTCCTCCTCGTGAGGAGGATCTACCCGCCGAAATACTGCCCCCCGAGGTCCAGCAAGTCGGCCGCAACGCGCTCGTACACGTCCGCCAATCGGTGATGGTCGTCCGCTCCTCCCTCGGTCCAGACGATTCGCCCACGCTCGTCGTCGACTACTCGGACAGGCGCACGCATCTGCTCCGACCATCCGGGCACCGACCACACGTCCCCAGGAAACGTCCGACGTCCGTCCACGATGTCTTCGTGCGACACGTCGAACACCGACGTGCGGTCCACCTGCACGAGCTGTGTCTGGTAGTCGAGCCGCATCCCGTATTTCTGCGATCCCACTCGTGGCGTCGGATGGAACCGACAAAGCCACACGACCGTTCCACCCTCGTCGACGAACAGGTCCCGGAGTTCCTGCGACTTGTGCAGCTCGGGCATCGCGTCGACCACGGCGACGTCGACACGGAAGCGCCGGAACACGTCGGCGACCTCCTCGAACGTCCGACAGGTGCAGACGAGTCGCCCCCTCCGGACGGGTCGATCCTCTCCGTCGCGCTCGACCACGGACACCGTGACATGGAGCACGGCGCCCACGTCGACACCAGCGACCACCACCTGCGAAACGTACGCGTCCCCTCCGTCGCGGTCGGTGTCCGGCTGATCGCGCGTTGCGACCTCCAGCTGCTCCACGGTGAGGCGCGCCCCGTCGAACTCGAACGGGAGCCCGAGTACAGACGTGTGGAACGCCTGCACCAGTTCGGGAGTGCCTTGTGCTCGCACCCACTCGCCGACGAGCTTCCGCAGGTCCTCGGAAAGCACGTCGAGTCGCGACAGGTGATACCCGCGCCGGGGGTGGTCGCGAGACGGCACCCACAGCCCTCCTTGAGCTTGACGCTCGAATGGGCGAGCACACCGACGACACACGGGGCAGACGCGCCCTCTCGGGCGGCGATCTCGTGCCACCCAGCGTCCGGCGTCGTTGCGCTCCACGACGTTCCGGAACCAGTCGAGCGGCTGACGCTCGTTGCAGTGATCGCAGCGGTGATGCCAGCGCCGGTGATCGGAGTCGTCGAGTTCGCGCGCAATCCCCACCCGCGGACGAGTCGGGTTCCCGCAGTAGATTCGCTGCGGATACGGCGACTCCCGGAGCCGGTCTTGCGCGAGCGCGATGTTCGCCGCGTTCCCGGAATCGAGTTCGTCCACGATCAGCATGTCGGCCGAAAACTCCACGAAATCCGTCGGGGTCTCGGAACCGAGGAACATAATCGCCCCACGCCCGAATCGTTTCAGGGCGAGGTTCGCGGCCCCGCGTTGTGCCTCCCCGATTGGGCCACCAGGGCACCGGTCTCGATACGCAGGGACCGCCGCGAGCAGATTGTCGATGCGCGCCTGCACGAACCGGTTGCGAACCGTGTAGTTCGGCAACACGTACGCGACGATTCGCCCGCGCCATCCCGCCGCGTCGAACATGACCTGGATCATCCACTCCGAGATCCCGGTCTGCACGGCTTTCGAGAACACGGCATCGCGCATGTCTCGGGCGTCCGCGTACAACTCGACGAGGTACGGCCGATTGGCGAACGATATCGGCCCCCCGCGCGTGCTCCGGTGCGTCGTCAGCGCGAGCCCGAGCACCGGGTGTTCACGCGCGAGCACCGTGACCGCCTGCCCATGGCGCTCCAGGAGCAATCAGTCCCCCCGGGGAGTGACCCATTCGAACTTGTCACCCGCGTGGTGACCGTCGTGGCCGGCCGGACGACTGCACACGAGAACCCGACCGGGAGG